AACCAACGTTCGATTGATTATTAGCCTCATTCGCAACTTGGGGATTGTGGAAGAAATAAAAGCGATTCTCAATAAAGCCTAAAACCAACCTCAACAAAGCCATTCGGCTTTCAACGGGAATAGAGATGCAAAAGGATCCCGTTGATTCAGTTAAGCAAGGAAACAAACAAGCTCCTTAAAAAAGATTCACGTCTTCTAACACCGGAACAAAAAGCCAAAGTTCTGGCTGAGATGAATGAAGCGCTCAAGTCATTGGATGAATTGGAAGCGCGTGTTAGATCCGACAATCCGTTCTGGTATTACGCACCGGTTTCAGGCGAAATTCAGGGCGAGCGGCGTTCTTTTTTAAAAGAGTTCCTTAAAGATGAAGATATCCCGCAAAAATTGCATGGAGCGATCGATGTGCACCTATCTAAAGCGTCAATACGCGGCGCTTCTGGTGGAAATCAAAGCTCAAAGACAACTACAGGTTGTATCGAGGCGATTATCAAAGCCACGGGCAGCTTGCCATTCGCATTTGATCCAAACCACAAAAACTTCAAATACGAATATCCGAGACACAGATTAGAAAGAAATGGTCCGCAGCATGTCCGTGTCATCGGCGAAGATTATCAGAATGGCGTTTTAAGGAATTTAATTCCGACATATCGGAAATGGGCCCCCAAAGAGCATTTGATTAATGGCAAATGGGAAGATTCTTACTCATCCGGCGAGCAAACGCTTCGCTTAATCGATCCCCAGACGAAACAACTTCTCGGAACCATCGAATTCATGTCCAACAAGCAGGATTTGGGCACGTTCCAAGGCCCTCCACGCCACATGCTCGTCTTCGACGAGGAACCGGACCACGAAGTTTACAAGGAAAACTTGATGCGATTCACAACAGCATCGAGTTTGGATGTTCTTTTTTGCATGACGCCAACCAAAGGATTGTCCTGGACCTATGATTTGTTTACTCGTGGCACGGATGAAGCTGGAAATAATGTGGACTGGTTTCAGATTGCATCTGTTTGTAACCCGCATGCGAACATTAAGGTTTTGCGAGAGATTCTTAAGGAAATGGAGTCTTATGAAGAACTGAAAATGCGCTTGCTTGGCGAATTCGTTTCTTTGTCGGGCTTGGTCTATGGAAAATTGTTCCAACATTCGGTGCATGTCATCGAGCCGTTTAACACGGAATGCGATTGTCAATCCAGATCCGGCCGAACGCAACATATCGAATCTTGTCCCTATTCGAAATATATGGGTTTTGTCGGGATCGATCCGCATATGGTCAAAGATTCGTGCGCGGCGATGTGTTTTGTGGATCGGGAAGACAACTTTTATGTCGATACCTGTTATAAAAAAGGAGTGAACGTCGAGGAGTTTAAACTCGATTTAAGACGTTTAACGCTGGATCATCGAATCGTCAAATATGTCGCCGATCCGTCTTCCGATTCATCGCTTACCATTCATGACAACTTAAATATCTTTCAGCTCCTCAAACGCGGAAAGAACGCAATCTCGAGCCTAACCAAAGCCGACAAATTCCAGGGCAGCATCGCCGCCGGTATCTCAAACATCAAAGAACGGCTGAAAATTCATCCTCGAACAAATAAACCGCGCTTTTTTATTTTCAATCGGCCTGAGAATAAACTTTTGATTAAGACATTCAAAACCTTGCAACGTGAAACGCAGTTGGGCGAGGAAAAGAAAGGGCCGAAAGATTCCATCGCGGAAGGAATCCATGATCACCATGCTTGCGTGCGTTACATTTTGCAGCGCCGGTTCTCATGGCGGTCCCATATTGCGCCGGATATTCAAATGAATGTCCCGGATGAGGAGTTGATGCTTGCCTAACCCGTTTAACGATAATCGCGGCCAAAGCGCGACGCCGCCTCCTCAGAACCCCAATTCCACATCCGAGATTAGGATCAAGGATAAATCTCAGATTACCGATGCGTTTCTGTTGAATCAGGGAACTATGCTCTATGACAATGCGAAGACAGGCCACCAATTATTTTATGAACGGATGCGCAAAGACATGGACATGTATGACGGACGGTTTCAAACGGATGAGCGCAAATATTCCGATATTTTGGGCGTTCCTAAACTTTTTATTCCGAAGACCTATGTCAATACGCAGCGGATCGCCGTCGATGTTTTGGCATCTATGTTTTATGACCCGGAAGAAATTTGCGATGTCAAAGTAAACAAGGAAATTCCACTCGATCATATAAGGCTCGTTAAAACAATTTTGAATCATAGGCTCAATGGACATCCGATTGATATGTATCAGGAAGCCTATGAAGGCACGATCAATGCGGTTCGAAACATGATTTGTGTTTATAAGGTTTGGCCGCAGGTCGAAACGGAGACTGTTACCGTTAAGAAATTAAAAACGGAAACGCTTGAAGATGGGACGCCTTATCAAACTTATATTGATGCCAAACAGAAACAGATCAAATATTTCGAGCCGCGCATCGAATGTATCCCGCCGGAAGATGTCTTCTTTTCGAAAAGGGCCACTTGGAAAAATTATTACAAGTATCCGCTTATCCATCGCTATAAAAAGACACGCGCTGAGTTAAGACTGCTCGGTTATAAAAATATCGATGTCGTCGGATCGGTTTCAATGGATGATCAAATCAACGATATCGTTAAGTATCAAAGACGACAAGATTATCAGACGCTATTCAATGATTCGACGGATGTTCAAGATCAAGAAGATGTCTGGGTATTTGAGTGCTGGGATTTTCTACCCGATCAAGATCGTAAACTGAAATCGGGCAGCTATATTTTGTTGGGGGACATGCTGCGGCCGAATGTCGTTGGGCGAAGTTGGGTTGAGAACGATCTTCCATACAGATTTTCGCCTTTCGAACACAATCGCCCCCCAATCATTCTAGGCGAAGCCTATCCAGAACCGCATAGGTTAGAAGGGAAATCTTACCCGCAAATAACAGAATCTCTACAGAAAGAAACGAATGCGCAAAGAAATCAGGAACGGGAAGCCGTCGCGCGCGATTTGCGCCGAACGACCTATATCAATCGTGACGCCAATGTCGATTTGCTCGCATTAACCAACCGCCGGATTGGTGGTTATGTGCTAGGTGATGGGCCCGGCAATGAAGCGATCCAAGAAATACCAACGGGAAATTCTGCGGCGATTCTAGCGAAAACTCAAGCACGCACCGATAATGATTACGCGGAAACGGGGCTTCCACCCCTGCTTCAAGGTGGCGACACGACGAGCGAATCAGCCACGGAAAGCCAGAACCAACTCACCAATGCGAATAAGAAAATCGAATTCGTCATTAAAAATTTGGCTTATACGACCTGGCTTCCGATGTTTCGTTACCTTTTGAGGCTAGAGCAAGCTTATGAAACGGAAGAATATATCAAGGCGGTCGCCGGAAAACATTTTGGGCCATTGATTTGGGATGCGAGCATTTCGCCGCGCGAAGTCATCCAAGGCGATTTTGATCTTCAGATCAATCTCTCCGTCAACAAACAAAATCAGATCAATAAGTTCATGATGATGATGGATCGGGCAAGCGCGGCGAATCAAGCGACCGGAGCTTTGGTTCAGATGCGTGTTTTGCCTCCTCAAAACGCGAAATTTATCGATGTGAATCGAATATTCAAAGAGATGCTCCCATTAACGGGTATTAAGAAAACGAATGAATTTGATTTGCCCGCGATGGCTCCTCCACCCGAACAAGGAGAACTGAAAGGTCAAGCGTCTCAACCAGCACAAACTCTGGATGTCGCAAGCCAAACCTCGAACATGATCCCGATGGCGCCTGGCCAATAATGGAAAACATCAATTTCCCGAATGAAGAAATAAAAGCTTTGGAAAAACAATCGCTTCATGGCGATCGCGCCCGTCAAGTGATGCAAGGCCAAGATTGGCAATGGTTACAGCAATTTATCTTCGGCGCTATCTTTGATGAGGCCATCGCCACACTTCGCAATGCCAAAACGGAAGAACAACGAATGAAAGCACAGCAGATGTTTTTGGCGTGCGAAAAACCCAGGTCTCAACTCGAATTCTTAATTTCTCAGGGAGACGCCGCCTTGGCATCCCTTAAGGAACTAGCAAGTCAACCGACCCTAGAAAATCAGGAGGAAATAAATGCCTAAAGGTGTATACAACAGAAACAAATCAGTAATTGTACAAGAGACAATCCAAGACAATCCCATTGTTCACGAACAAGGAATTAATCACATCCGTGTCAGTCAAATGCCGGATCGTCAATCGGCGAATTCGAATGTAGAAGCGATTCGTCAATCTCATGGAGATGAGAATATTTCCACGACGGAACGATTATTTGGAAATGCCGAAGAACAGCAAAAAGCGAACCTTGAAGATCCGTCAATTCAACAAAAACCACTTATTTCGGAACCGGTCGCGCAGAACCCGGAACAGGCGGAGCAATCCAGATTTAAAGAATCAAATAGCCCAAAACCAGCGGAATCTATTCCTAATGAGGATGATTTCATTGATTGGGAAAAAATGTCTGGTCGCAAGATCAGGCAGAAAGTAGACGGTAAAGAAGTGATCACGACGGTTGATGAACTGAAGAAGTATTCAGATCAAGACCAGATCAAGAAACATCTAGCAGAGGCAGCGGAAAGAGTAGGTCAAGAGCGTCGGAAATTAGCGGAAGAAAGACAGCAGTTAAATCAATTGAGGCAAAGACCATTCGAGGCGGCGCAAAGCCAACCCCAGGGAATAGGTCAAGAACCTCAGCAATTAGATCCTGTTTTTCAACGCATTCAATTTCTGGAACAACAGATTCAACAATTAGCGCAAGGCGTTCAACCGAGTATTTACGAAAGCAACCGGCAACGCGTGGCCAACGAACTTAAAAGTTCAGGTTTTAATGACTTTTATGACTATCTTCCTAAGATGGAGAGTCATTTGTTGAATGTCAAGGATCCGAATCTGGTTCAGTTTTATGACACGCCGGAAGGGTCAAAGGCCCTTTATTTCCAACTCAAAGCCCAAGACTTACAGAAATCCCCGCAAAAGCAACAAACCGTTCCACGCGAAATATCGAACCCAATTCCTCCCGCAGCGCAGATTGATGGCGGTGGACAATCATCAGGACAATTTATTGACGATTCGGGCCATAACTATCGAGCTGCATTTAAGCGGGCCACGACATTGGGCGACGATAAAGAAGCATGGAATGAGGTTTTAAGACAAAAGGGCATTTTGCCCGACTAGGGATATAGAATGACTCCTCCTACAAATACATTTCAAACCTACCAAGCGGTAGGTATTCGTGAAGACTTGATTGACATCATTGTCAACATTTCTCCGACGAAAACTCCGGTCCTGAGCATGACGGAATCAGTACGCGCCTATTCAACGCTACACGAATGGCAGACTGATACATTGAACTCCCCAACAGCCAATTCAGCGGTTGAAGGTGATGATAGCTCAGCGGCAGCCGTTGGTGCGACGACTCGGCTTAATAATGATACTCAGATCTTGACGAAGAACTTCATTATTTCCGGTACACAGGAAGTCGTGCGCAAAGCAGGGCGTTCTTCCGAAATCGGATATCAAGTTCAGAAGTTGACCAAAGAACTTGCGACCGATATCGAATATGCGTTGGTTATTAATTCGACTGCCGCGACAGGATCGTCCGTGACGACAGCCAGAACCTTAAAAGGGTTGGCTGGTTGGATAGTGACAAATCTGGCTTCAGCTACAGCGAATCGTGCTTTGACATCGGCGATTCTTGATGCGAACTTGCAGACCATTTGGGCCGCCGGCGGCGATCCCGATGTGATTCTGTCGGGTGGCGCTCAAAAGATTGCGATTGCTGGGTTTACATCGAATACCCGCTATATTGCGGCCGATGCGGCTAAGGTCGTTAATTCCGTTGATATTTATCAATCGAGTTTCGGGACATTAAAAACCGTGCTTAGCCATATCATGAATACAGGTCTCGCCAATCAGATCTTTAACCTTGATATGAGCTATTGGCGGAAAGCATGGCTTCGCCCGGTTGGATTGGCAGAACTTGCCCGGACCGGTGATGCGCGTAAATTCCAAATGGTTGCTGAATTAACCTTGGAAAGCTTGAACGAGAAAGCTTCAGGGGTGGTTAAGAACCTAACCTAATTGATTTGGTGGGGGCTGGTGCATCTTTTCAACAGTGCATCGCCCCCACCATTTCTTTAATTTCATGATCATACGTTCAAGCAAATTAAAAGAAGAAACGGTTTTGACTGACGATAAAGGAAAGTTGACCTTAACCAAAACGGTCGATATTGATCCTATTTTGAAAGCGAATTATGAATCTAAAAAGGATTCACAGGATGGTTTTTCCAAGGACCGTTCTTATCGGAAAGTGGCTTCTATTCCCATGGAAACATGGCTCGATTTGACGCGCAGAATGCCAGAAATAATTATCGGCGACAAAGAGCTAAGAGAAAAAACGATTAGGAAATGGTTGCGATCTGATGAAGGGAAAATGTTTTGGAGTGTTGAACATGGCGTTTGATATTGATGTTTTTATTCCAACACTGAAGAAACGAACCGACAATCTACTTTGTCAGGTTCATACCGCTTTGAATTCGGGATTGAATGTCAGGGTCACAATTTCGATACCAGACGATAATTACCTGGAATTGATTGAGAATTTGACCGAAAAAGAACTCAACGAAATTCGTTTTATTACAAATGTTCCTCAGGGCAATCCCGCGATCCCGATAAAACATTGTTTAGAGAATGAGAGTTGGTCCGATTGGATTTATTGCGCTGCCGACGATGATTGCATTTTGCCGTGGGGACTTCAGCATCTATGGAATGCTCGGGAAGGCGTTGCTATGGTTATGGGACAAACATTGGGCGTTTCGAGAACGAATCATTTGGATTTTTCATCTTGGAAAATAGGGCATTCGATCTCTGAAAGTCATTGCAGCACCGCTTTGATCAGTATGAGAAGTTTGGAAACGTTGCCGAAGCCCTGGTATTCCATAAGTCCCGTTTGTGATTATCTTTTGATCAGAAGAATGGCTGAATATTTCCCGCACAAAATAATACCGAGCGTGACTCAAGTTCAAGCTTTCGCCGAACTAGAAAATTTAGGGAAAGAATTCATCGATCACTATAAAGAATTTTACGGTCATCTTTTATGAAAGTTTGCATTTTTAGGGCATCGGATGGCGCTTGCGATTATTATCGGACTCTTATCCCTATGCACACCGCATTGGCGAAAAAGGAAATCCAGCTTCGCGAACTATGGATTTCTAATTTGCTTGTTAGCATGACAACGGAAAAAAAGAAGTTCGTGGATGCCATGTCATCAGATATTTATTTCCTTCAGCGCGTTAATAGCAGCCTATTGATCGAGAAATTAAGATCTTTCATTAAAGAAGCCAACCTTAATAGCAAATTGGTTATGGATTATGATGACGACATTTTTCATGTCTCGCCGCTTTCCAATCACTATGTCGATTATGGGACAGAAGAAATAAAAATTCTCAATAATGGCCAAATTGTTCATGAATGGAAAGACGGCGAAAATATAAATATTGAACAGAACATTAAAAGAATTGAAGAAATTAAAAAATCAATTTCGATGGTCGATATGATCACAACGACAAATGATCATTTGGCTCGAATCCTTGGAGAATATAATCCGAATGTAAAAGTTCTTCCGAACTGCGTCGATTTTTCAAGTTGGAACAATCTCGATATAAGACGGAAAGATCCGAACGAGATCCGAATCTGTTGGCAAGGCGGACATTCTCATTGGGAAGATTTGCATCTTATTCGGAACTCTTTAATTGAAATCGCCAGACGATATGAGAATGTAAAAATTCTCATGGTGGGATACATGCCACATAGCATGGAAAAAGATTTTAAGCCAGGCCAATTTGAATTTCACCCGTGGGTTGAAACATCAGCACACCCTTATCACATGGCTTCGCTTGATGCTGATATCGCCATAATCCCCGTCAAAGATTCGATCTTCAACAGGTCCAAAAGCATAATCAAATGGGTCGAGTTTTCTGCACTGGAAGTTCAGAAAACTCGACCCATTTGATTATGCAGGAAGCGGACGATATCAATAAAGGAATTTTTGTCGAAAACAATGATGAGGGGTGCTGGGTTCGCGGACTTGAACTTTTGATTAAGGATGCGAACCTAAGAAAAGAGATCGGGAAAAATGCGCGAGAATATGTGATCAAAAATCACGATATCAATACACAATACCATCAATGGATCAATGCTTTCGAGGAGGTAAAACGTGGGAATACCATCAAATCCTGTTCTCGTTGATCTTGTTACTGAAGGTATTAATCAAGCTGGTGAGATGAACCCATCGGCGGCTTTGATTACTCGCGCTTCCAATAATTGGGTAGAAGAAATCAAAAACGATATTTGGAATTTGGCCAAGAAACCGAAATTGCTGCATGTGACGGCCTATACTGTCATTAACAAAGGCCAATCAAGATATGCTTATCCATCGGATTATTCGAGCGATTTGTTTTTAACGCTTCTTTGGGGCGCTAATTCAAATACATGTCAAGCAGGAACCGCCAATACCATCACTTTAAATGCCGCTGACGCATCGGGCGACAATATCATAGGGAAAGAAATTTTGATGACGGCTGGCGACAGTGTCGGAAGTTATTCACAGATCATCACCTATGATCCCACAACCAAACTTGCGGCAATGGTTCCTGATTTTGATACCGCGCCATCGGCGGGCGATACATATATGATTATTGATACGGAATATCCTATCGAAACAAGACCCATCTTTGATTGGGAAGCGAAAATAAAACTCGTCGCGCCCGGACTCCCGCAATATCTGTATCCAGTTGGCGACGATGTTTCTGGATATTTCGTTTTTAACTGCCCGCCAAATATGATTTATGGCGCACGACTTCGTTATTACTCAGATATTAGCTTGCTAGATGTTAATTCCACTTTGATGTCGGTCATCTATCGGAAATGGAGAACCATTTTCGTCAAAGGTGTTAAGTGGAAAAAGTTGATGGATGAAGATGATGATACCGCTGAAATCGCCGGAAAAGATTATATGTCAGCGCTTAGGGTTTTGATTTACAGAGAAATTTATGGAATGGATATCAGCAATATAACGGATCGCATTATGGATTTCGATTTTGGGCATTTGGATAATTATGGTGGGAGCGGCGTCAGATGAGCGGAAAAATATCGAGCCAGTTATCTTATAGCGGCGCGAGCCTTTATGCTTTGATCCGAGATTCTCAAACGGGCCTTATCTGGAATGGCGCGGCGCTGACAACTTACAACGTTTCCAATTATTCGAGCTATGTCATTCCCATGACGGAACAGGTTCCGACGGGATATTTCATCGCTTCTTTTCCTGCATTACCAGCGGGTCTTTATTCTTATTCGGTTCATCAAGGGGCCGGTATTGCGGGCGATCCTTCGATTGATCGCGGGGTTATGGATTGGGACGGTTCAGAAGAAAATTTTGTTGGGAATATCCCAATCGAAGTAAAAACGCAAATCGACGATTCGCTTGGAACCGATACTATCGCTGAATTGTCAACAGTGCCGGGTGCAACGCCCACACTCAAAAGCGCCATTATGTTTTTATTTATGGCATTCCGAAATAAACGAACCAGCACTGCAACAACCATCAATGTTTATGATTCGTCGGGCACGAGCATTGCGGTTGCGGGGCAGTCTGATAATGG